TGTTTGCTCTTCTTCAGCTTGCTGTTGCCGAATTCCCGCAATTCGCTCTCTAACAGCTTGCGCTGCTTCAGCACGAGCTGCTGCATAGAAGGCGATGGCTTCGCTGTGAGCAGCTTCTGCTGCTGCGGCCAGTCTTGCCGCCTCTTCTGCATCCTTCTTAGCCCTCGCTCGCATAGCTTCAGCTTGCTTTTTGTTCTTCTTCTGCAAACGATCGGCTTCTGCTGCTTCAGCGTTGGCCTTGGCCAACATAGCTTGCGACTGAGTTGCCAGAGACACAGCAAGGTCGTCCTTGATCGTAGCCTTGCCTAGCAGGTCGGCTTCTGCGAACGCTCGTGCGTCAGTTACTCTCTGTGCTGCTGCGTCAGCCGCTGCCTGTTGGTTATCGGCCTGCGTCTGCTTTCTATCTGCTTCATTACGTTTCTTTGTAGCAGCTCGTCCAGCGGCGTTAGCTCGCTTCTCAGCAGCCTTCTTAGCTTCTTTGCCGTCAGCCTTTTTGATCTTCTTTTGCAGCTGATTTGCTCGTCTCTCAGCCTGATCTGCATACCGGTCGCTGATGTCTGCTCGACCTTGAGCAGAGAACGCGACACCTTGCTGTTTCGTTGCAGCCCGTTGAGCAGCCGACACCCCTGCGTCGACTACACCATTGACGGTCGATACAATTGCATTCGCCATATCGAGTGCGGCAGCGATTGCAGGTATCTTACTTGCTGCGATGCCTACTGCCAGACCAAGACCAATAGACTCGCCGATCGGGATGAGTTTCCTAGCCGGAGAGTGCGCGTCAAGAAGCTTTCGTATACCATTAGGAATGGCGTTTGCGATTGTGCTGACCGCACTTCGTACTGCGGACAGGCCTGTGCTAAGCAATCCACCAGTCAAACCGTTAATAATCGCTGTAGCCAGGTTCAGACCAGCAGTTCGAAGTTCTCCTGCGTGAGCATCGATAGCATTTGCGATTCCGTTGATCGTCTTGACAATTAGGTTCGCACCAGCATCCGCCAAGTCACCAACTCGGTTAGCAAGCGTATTGATGAATTTGACCACCAGAGAAATTGCCGAATCAGTGATATCCGGAACATGTCGGTTCGCACTCTTCAAGAACGAGTCGATGACTCTGAAGCCAAGCTCGACGAACTGAGGAACATACTTGTCGATGATTCGAATACCTGCAGTCATGAACTCGTCAAACAAACTCACGATTTGCGGAATTGCGTCTCGAACCGTTCCCAACATGTTCGTTAGGAGTTGACCCATTGCTTGGCGAATCTTCTTAGAGTTGTTTGCCAACACCTGTAGGAACGCGACGAAGGCCTTACCTAGACCATTCGCAATCGATGGTAGGAGCTTGATGAAGTTCTTGAATGCCCCGATTAGGATAGCTACGCCAGCAGTACCGGCAGTAACCAGAATACCGAATGAAGTAGCAAAGGCTAAAGCACCTACGCCAGCAAGCGCAAGTCCAGCACCAAACATGAGAAGTGCGGCACCCAAGCCTATAAGAACCGGCGTAACTGGAGCTAGCAAATATCCGGCAACACCGAAGATTACAAAGACGCCAGCAAGAGTGAGCAATCCCTTAGCAATGGACTCCCACGACATTCCGCCTAGAGTTGTAAGAACCGGGGCCATAATTGCTAAGGCACCAGCAACTATGACCATCGCAGCGGCTCCACCGAGCGCGCCACTCATGGCATTAGTTGCAACTGCAATAAGAAGAAGACTTGCGGCCAATACTGTAAGACCTCGACCAATTTCCTCCCACGACATTTCTGCCATGGACATGATCGCTGCGCCAATGCTCTTAAGAGCTATCCCAACAAGCACCAGACCCGCTGCAGTAATAGGCAAAGTTACCGGAACAAGCATCATCGCGAGACCGATTGCTCCAATAGCGCCAGCAACGCCTGTAACTCCTCGGATAATCTCTTCCCAAGACATGTCACTCATGGATATAACAGCGTCGCCAATGCCCTTGAGCGCATAGCCAAGAATAACGAGAGCAGCAGCCTGAAGAACCATGCCCGTAGGCATAAGCTTCATCGCAAGACCGATTGCTCCAATTGAGGTAGCGATAGCAGTAACGCCTTTGGCGATCTCTTCCCAACTAAGCTCACTCATGCTAGAAATAGCCTTGGCAATCTCGTTGAGAGCAAAACCTAGAATCGCAATGGCAGCCGCTTGCATGAGAATATTAGTAGGCATGATGCGCATTGCGCCAGCGATACCCACGAGTGAAGCAGCAATGGTGCCTATGCCCTTACCGATTTCCTCCATGCTGAGCTCGCCCATAGTTTTGATTGCACGAGCCAGGATGTTAAGAGCAACGCCAATAATACCGAGCGCCACTGATTGAGCAACCATATTCTGAGGCATGATGCGCATTGCAAGGGCGATTACTGTAAGAGCACCAGCAGTACCCGTCAAACCTCTAGCAATCTCATCCCAACTAAGGCGGGACATTACAGCGATGGCTGCAGACAATATAAGAATTGATGTTGCTAGCATGGACAGGGAGACCGCGATGAAGGGGACTTTAAGAAGTCCGGCAGACTTGCTCACTATGGTGAGAATCTGCATTGCAGCTAGGAGTTCAGTGAAGCCGGCAGCCATACCAGCCAGTGCTGAAGTCATCTTCTTGGAATCGATCAACGACAGCGCAACTACTGAGGCCGTAAGGATGCCAATCGCAATTGCGATCTTCATCAACGTATCAGCCTTGACGTTTTGTTGCATCGTCGTCATAGTGCCTGTTAGAGCGCTGAACGAGTCCTTAACCGACTCGAAGAGACCTCCGCTAAAGTCTAGACTAAGCCCGTCCTTGGCGAACTTCTTGAGAAGGAGCACAAGCCCTGCGAAGAGGCCGGTGTTCAAAACATCCAGCACAGCGTCGAAGTTACCTGAGCCCATAGATTGTGCGATTGCTTCGCCTAGGTTACTGAACGATTCTCCAATCACTTCGCCGATCGGTCCCAAGAAATCGACGACGCTCTCGAAGAAGTTCTGAACTGCTTGCCTAGCCGCCTCAGCAAATTCTGAGAAAGAAGATATGCGATCGCTGATTCGTCCAAGAGATCCATCGACAGCATCTGCTGCGCCCTTGTCGAATCCTCCGAAGAGCGATCCTACAGCGCTAGCGAGACCCGTGATGAGCTCAAGCGGTATGGAAAGAATAGTGCCGAGACCGTCGAAGAATGAAGCGAGACCGTCGCCGCTCTTCAATGCTTTATCGAAGTTGACGATCATGTCGCCAATTCCGCCGGCAAACTCCAGGAATCCTCCAGAACCACTAGCAACTACGCCAAGCAGATCACCAATAACACTAGCAACACCCTTGATGACCTGCCAACCAATGTCCAAGAGCGCAAAGAAGCCCTTGAATATCCGACCTAGATTTGTCATTGTCTGTTCTGATGGGATGAGTGCCGCTGTGAAGTTCTTAAAGCCCTCAGAGAGATTCGCAAGATCTTCTCCGGATAAGCCTTCAAAAATGCTTCCCCAGGCATCACCGAAAACTGAAACAACTTTTCCAAGAGACTTGAATATGTTGCCAAATCCGGCAAGAAGATCAGATCTTCCTCCAGCCTTCTTCCAGTCCATAAGAGTTCCGAGGAACTTTTTGCTGATGTTAGATATGATTCCGCTCGGGCCAGTGATTACATCACCGATGTTGGTCCAAAGCTTCTTCGATTGTTCAAAGTCACCCAGAATAAGCTCGAAGGCATTAGCCCACACAGAGCCCACAGACTCTCTGACCACATCCATAAGCTGTGGAAGACTCTTGATCGTGGTAGCTGCCGAGAAAGAAGCTTCTGCCATCTTGACAACGGCTTCGAATTCCTTGTCGGAGTATACGACTCCTTCTTTAGCGAGTTTGTTACGCTCCTTGGTGAGCTGGTTGTTGATTTCTTGCTCGGAGTTGTAACCCTCGATCTGCAACTTGGTTTTAGAGAAACGACCGTCAAGTGTTGCGAGCGTCGACACCAGAATATCTCCGGACAACCACGAAGTCTGTCCTGGAGCGGCGGAGATAGACTGACGGAAACTCGATCCCATGACTTCAACATCAGTTCCAACCTTGACCGCGCCGGCACTCAAATCGCCCATGGCCACGGCAGTACGAGCAAGCGCGCTCTTGAATTGCTTACCGCCCATGCCTGCGTTAACCACGGAGTTCCAGTCCTGAAGACCGACCCTTCCGGCCGCAATAGCCTGAGAAAGCTGGTACATAGCAGTTGATGCTTGTTGCGAGCTCGAACCAGAAAGCGCGGCGAGGTTCGCAATGCCCTTGATTGCCGACGTAGCAGTGTCGAGCTTAACACCAGCAGCCGTGAAGGTACCAATGTTTCGAGCCATCTCAGAGAAGTTGTAGATGGTCTGATCTGAGAACTCGTTGAGCTCGTCAAGGTACTTGTTAACCGTCTCAACACTCTTGCCCGTGTTGGCCATAATGGTCTGGACAGAGTTGAGGTTAGTCGTGTATTCCTTGAAGCCAGCAATAATCGGGTCAATAGTCAAACTTTTTGCGAACTGAAGACCTGCAGTAGTTGCCTTAGAGACAATGGTAGCCAAAGCGGCAACGCCAGCTACCTGAAGGGCAGAGAATTTCGTCTTGATAGAGTCGACGCCTTGCGCCATGGTCGAAAGACCTTTAGCTTTACCAGCATTCGCAAGGGTAGAATCAAGCTTTTTGAGATCGTTTTGGGTCTGGGTAACACCCTGCGTAAACTGCTTGTTGTTAAACGTCATGTTGACAATGCGATCGTCAACACTACTCATGAGGATGTCACCTTCTTCCAGACTTCGTTTGCGATCTCGTCAAATATAGGCTTTATAGCTGGGTTGATGTAATCTCGTCCTGAGACGTAACCTCCGGTACCAGTGCCATGTCCGTACTGAAGAATTATGGCTATGTTTACGCCGCCTTCACGGTGCGTGTTGATCCAAGATATAAAAGTAAGATCGCCTTTCTTCTCTATCTCATATGACCATGAGTTGGAAGTAAGACCGGATTCTGTTGGGGTAGCCGCTTGAAGTGCCGAAACACCTCGCTGCGCAATCGACTCAAGACTGGAGGTGAAGTCCTGGGCCTTCATCTTCTGAAGAAAGGCTTCGGTCCTTGCTGTGGACCCACTGATGTTGAATCCGATCACAGCAGCTCCTTGTCTTGTGCTTAGGCAGTTCGCTTCCACATGTAGCAAGTGATGTAGGGTTGTAGATTATTGTGCGGGAGGCCCCCGCCTTGACTGGAAATGCCGTGCGCATGCCGAGCGTTTGATCCATACGTAGTGTAATTGTGACCATGAGCGCCGGCGACGCTTGTTATTTCGACGTGATAACTGTCGTCGATAACAGTCGCTTGACCTCCAGCAGCCACTGTGGCAGCGGTACCCATAGTGACGCCGTGATTGTGTGCGCCCTGAGTGTCCGTAACTCCGCCGTGGGCGTGATCTGGGCTATCGTCTCCACTAGCGCCACCATGGTTGTGGCCCGGCAGTTCGGGAAGGCCGAGAGTGTGAGACTTAGTAGCCGAACTGTTTTGCTTCTCTGCTGCATCGAATTCAACCTGAGCCTCATCAAGAGAGACCGGGACTCGACCTTTGCCCCATCTAACCCATGTGCCTCCACCAAGAAGAGCCGCCGGGTTTGTGGGACTGGTGTTCATGAAGATGCTTCCCACAGGCCAATTATCTACTGCCGGCGGAATAATTCTGCCCACGTTGACTTCAGTACCACCCTTGGTCACCAGAACCAAGTCATTGCCTGAGATTTTTGCACCAGTGACGGAAGCATTCTCGATTTCTTGCGCTCGCTCGGCAGTGACGCCGGTTACGGTTGCCATACGTTAGTCTCCTCACTCCACAATCGTCGTGCTGACTTGGAAGGTACCGTCGCCGAAATCGATTGCGTCGACGTTGTCAATCCGGAACACACCGGGGGCAACCATGTAAACATTTGCATATGCGCCTTCGGCATTCCAAGTGCCGTCGCCGTTGTCAGTGATGATGATCGTGTCGCCGTAGCTCAAGAGATCAAATATCACCTGAGGTTGAGGAATCGAAGGAACTGTTTCATCATCGCCATAGATAAGGGCTTCGAGTTCAGCGATCTTCTTCGCACCCATGTGTCGGGTGTCGATGATAATATGCGCCGTCGGGCGAAACCCTTCAACTCGAACTGGAACCGCTTGAACCTGCCAAGAGAATTCTGTAGGATTAATACTGTCCGAAAGAGTCTCTCGAGCAATGTTCTGAGGAGTTACTACCGCATTGTAGACCAAATGGATCTTATACCCGTGGTTTACGCCGTCGATTGCGTTGCCGACCAAAGTTCGATACGACAAGCTAAAAGAGTCTCCCATTTGAGAATCCAAATACATACCATCAGCCACTTCGGCAAGGCCCATAATTTCAGAGAACTCATCAGGATAGGTATACGCCTTGATGGTTGCTTCATACTCTTTGGGCCTCGGAAGGTAAAGAAATGGTCGACCATCGATGTAATAGACCGATGCGCCTTCAGCACCCGTCTCTTCCACACCGGTAAGGCCGTTCCAAGCTACTACTCTGCCGTCTTTCAAGAAGAGCACGCCGCGGTCGAGTCCCGCATCGAAGAAGCGGTCGCTGGGCGCATTCCATGAGATGCGTGTCATATGCTGCCTCTTTCTATCCTGCGGAGCCGCTCTGCTCTCGTCGCTGGGCATTCAACTTACGGTACTGCTCGGCGATTGATTGCTTGCTCATTCGCTTCGGCTTGGATTGTTTGACTCCAGCGATCTTGATGAGGGTCATTAAACGACTGAAATGCCACTCCTCTACCGGATTGAACGGGATCTGAAATTGGATCAACCAGTAGTAGACAAGCTCGGATGTGATTACATCACTAGATGGTTTGGGTTCTTGATCTTCTCGAAACCAAGTTCCTGACTGATTACTATTGATGTATTCAGCAAGAGCAGTGTAGTCGTCCACATTGAGTCTGTCGGTTAAATCCTCCGGGGGATTTTCCTCCAACACCATTTGCCGGATGTAAGATTCCGACTCTACTGGAGTTTTTGTCTCCCGTCCGAAGAAAGCTTTCTTATGAAGTGACTCCCATTTTGAAATAGAGACCAGGGAATGCTCGAAGTGAAGTGTGACGGCAGGAATGTCGTCGATAGCAGGCAGTGTAATAGCGAGCACTCCCCAGCCTCCTTTCTAGATGTTGCCAGCGATCAGGAGTAGTTGATAGTCCAGTCGTTGTCTGAGGTCGGGCTGAACCTGTAGCCCGGAGCCGGACGTGCAGTGACCACCGTGGTAGCCGAAATAGGACCGAATGGCCCGGCCGGAACCTTCGCGTCGTCGATGTAGTAGTCGACACCAGCGACAGCGGGAATGGTGATAATGTCGGTAGCCGGAGCATAGGAAGGAGTCACTGTGTCGACCTGAACATCGGTTCCCGTGAACATCGACAGAACTTCTGCCGGAGTGGGCAGTCGAGCCTCAGTACCGACGCCGCCATAAAGTGCAGCCTCCAAGGAGGAGAGAGCATCGGCATCGACCTTGGTAGAGTCGATCGTGAGCTGAGCAGTAGGCTTCAGACCATCGCCAGCGTCAATTGCGCTCGTTGTCAGCTCCCAGCTGAATGTGATTGCTTCCGGAGTGTCATTGATCGTCGCGTAGGCCTTCTCCGACGGAGCAGCCTGAGCATTGTAGATCAAGTGGATCTTGTAACCCAGGTCGGCGCCTTGAACGTCGTTACCAACACGAGTCTGGTAAGACAGGCCGAAGGCCTTGCGAGACTGCTGACCGACGTAAACGCCTGGAGTAGGCGAAGCTACACCATCGAACTGAGCGAACTCGTCCGGATAGGTGTACGCCTCGACTGTGGCTCCGAACTCTTCAGCGGAAACCAGGTTAAGGTACTTGATGTTATCTGCGTACAGAGGGGTAGCCTCCGCACCCGAGGGAGATTCAGTGACCGTCGTGAGACCATTCCAAGAGACACCGGTGTCGTAGACACCTGAATTGTCCGGAATGTAGAGGACGCCCTTGTTGACGCCTGTCTCATAGCGACGCTCGCCGACTGTATCCCAGGTAAGCCTCGTCATGCTATTTCCTTCCTAATGGTAAATTGCAAAGACGTCATGGTTGAGACCGGACGTCGCAAAGTGACGATTGAACGAACTGTTTGGCAACGCGGCCAGCTTCTCGATCACTGAACTATCGGGATCTGTGTGAATATATGTGACCTGGTATCGAGGAATCCAGTTGTATGCGCCATTGTCGGCTGCTCGACGAAGAGTGCCGCTATCAAGCTCATACACAAGGCATGGATAGTCCATACGAAGATCTTCAGGAGGCTGAAAGTAAACTTTTCCAATGCCTACCATAAGAGCCTCAAGGACCGTCTGGAATTGCTTCCTCCGGCTGGGGCTTGGATCCATGGTAAACACCTCCTGTCGATAGAACAAGGCGGGGCCTCTTGAGTTCGACCGAAGTCACTTCCCAAAAGGTCCCCGCCTGATCTTTCACATACTTAATATTCGCGTAGTTCTCGAATGCAAACAGATCGGCAACAACGCTAATTCTCGACGTAAGTCGAATATCGTCGTTTACCTTCTCTTCTGATTCATGAGTACGCGTTTCACTAAGAATAGTCCCGTAGTAGGCCCGCTCGATAATGTCATCTGACCACACACCATCAACCAGAGTTCCGGATACTGAATATCCGACCTTTCCATAGAAGCGTGCCATTTCGATCAGATCCGATCAGCTCAGGCTCGGTTGGTGTAAGTCCACTCGTCCTCGGCGTTGGTTTCGAAGTAGCTACCGCCGGCCGGGACCGCACGGACGCGAAGCGTCTGACCGTCAGACAGCGTGACCGGAGCAGCAGTGGTCAACGTAGCGTCGGTGTCAGCGTTCTTGTAGGTAACGCCAGTAACAGTCGGAACCGTGACCGTGGTGCCATCGAAGGTCGGCTCCTGCGGCGTACGCTCGACGTCGGTGCCGGCAACGCGGCGGAAGACGAGAGCTGCCTTGGGCGTGGTGAGAGCCCAGAGCAACGAGTCTCGATCAGGTACCGCAGCTTGTTGTAGTCGATGTCGAAGTCGTCGAACATCGTGGCCTGGCCGCCCCGGTCTGCACCAAGGGTGTAGTCCGAAAGGTTGACCATGATACCGACCAGGTTAGGAACGCGCTCCATGACCTCGACGGGAACAACGTTCCGAACCCGAAGAACTGCAGCGACCTCCTGCAAGCTGGCGTAGATACGCCGACCGAAGTTGTCCTTCACCGTCAGGAAGGCGGAGATAGTGGACTCGGTGGTGAAGAAGTCCGGCTGCCCGGAACCCTTGTAGAAGCGGCGGTTGTTGATGGCCGCGTCGACGATCTCCTCCGCAGTGGAGTCGGCGTCGTCCAGGTTCACGTTCACCGTGGTAACGTAGAGCTCAGCGTCCGAGGCAATCGGACGGATGTTGGTTTCGCGGATCTTGTCGTCGTCTCCAATGGAGCGACCGTCACCAACGAGGATTGCGCCAGCGAGCTCCTCGTCGAGCATGACCTTCATCTCAGCCTTCAGCCACGCCACGACGTCGAGAGTGGTGATGTCGATCACGTCATCGCGGTCAAGCTTCTGCTTCTTGTAGATGGTCTGAGGAGTGGTCTCTCGCTTCGACAGCGCGAAGAACTCTTCGTTCTTCATGTTGCCCTTGATG